TTTCTGGTAATACAATTACATTAACAGGATTTTCTGGTGGTACAGATTTAGACCAAGCAAACGCAGTGGTTAGAGATGTAGGTTATATATCTCATAGATCATCTTCAGCTACACCTACAAAAACCATAGTAGTGACAGTTGCCGCTCAAGCAGCAGAACATTATTATAATGGTACAGGTTCATCAAACAAATTTGTTTTAGATGGTGACCAAGGTCCAGCTTTACAATTATCACCAGGTATATATAGATTTGACCAAGCAAACAATACAAACGCAACACACCCTTTAAGATTTTACCAAGACCCAGCTAAAGCTGAAGCATATACAACAGGTGTCACTACAAATGGTACACCAGGAAGTAGTGGTGCTTATACTCAAATAGTTATTGATAAAGATACACCTTTAACATTATACTATCAATGTTCTAGCCACGCATACATGGGTCATGTTATACAAGTCGTTGGTGGATTTTCAAATGGTGACTTAACATATTCAAATGGTACTGCTACAGGAGATGGTTCTACAACTACAACAACTATTTCAGCTGGTAGATCAGTTAATGATGTAATTGTGACAGTAAACGGATTATTATTCGTTCCTACTACTGACTATACAATTTCAGGTACTACATTAACATTTGCTGCTGCGCCAGGCGCAGGTAATGAAATTTCAATTAGATATTTACCGTTATCAGGTTCTGCTACATATACTAATACAACAGCAGTAGGTGATGGGTCAACAGTAGCAGTCACAATCGCAGCTGGAAGAACAGCAGCCGATTTAATTGTGACAGTCAATGGTGTATTAATGACACCTGCTGATGACTATTCAGTTTCAGGTACAACTCTAACATTTGTGACTGCTCCAGCAGCATCTGCTGAGATTAGCATAAGATTACTAAGGTTAAACTAATATGGGTGCGATAACTAGAAATTTAGCTTTCAATGTTTTAACAGGTGGTGTTTTACATAGATCAGTATTAGAAAATGCTTCTCTAGCCAATGTCACATCAATACCAGGAGCTGGTGGTGGGTCATTTACAATAGTACAAAAACAAACTTGTAGTGATAGTTCAACAATAGAGTTTACTTCAATAGGAACCCACAAAGCTTACTTAATGACATTTAATCAAGTACACCCATCTGCTGATGGCGCAGACATACAATTTTCTGCTACATCAAATGGGTCAGATTGGAATGTTCCAAAGTATGGTGGTGGTAATGAATTTTTAAGTTCAAAAAATGGGTCTTATGGACAACATCAATATAGAACAGATCATCAAGCAACTAACGATACTGGAAATCATAAATTTTTTAGAGATGCAGGAAATGCTAATGAGGAATGTATGAATGGTTGGTTATGGATTATGAATCCACATATGACAACTTCATATAAAACTTATCATGGAAGATTTTGGGGAAGTATAAATGATATTGCTGGATCAACTGATGGAACAATAGCACATATGTTTAATGGTTTTATGAATCAAACTTCTGCTGTCACAGGATTTAGAATAAGTCCTAACTCAGGTAATTTACAAACAGGCGTAATAACGCTTTACGGATTGGATCAAAGCTAATGGGAGCAGTCACTAGAGCATTGGCAAATAATATAGGCGCAAGCGGCGTATTGGCAGCTAGTGCTTTTAATAATACTAAATCTTTTGGAAATATATCATCTTTACCAGCAGGTATTCAATCAGGTACTCTAAAATTACTTTCAACAACTACTGTTTCAAGTAATACAACAAATGTGGATATTACTGCTAATATAACTGCAACTTATCCAACTTATCAATTAAGATTTATTAATATAAAAGTTGAAACTGATGGTGCTAATGTTCAATTTAATTCATCAATCAATGGTGGATCAGGTTATGGGATAGCAACAACATCTACTTATAGTAGAACAGCAGGACAAAGTGCATACAGTTATGAAACAGATAAAGATTTACATAACAGTACAAGTCCACAAAGACTTTCACACTCTCAAGGTAATGACTCTGATAGTGGTCTGTGCGCATATATGTGGTTATACAATCCATCAAGTACAACATTTAATAAAGGGTTTCAAGTAGATGGAGTACATTTTCAAACAGATAAAGCAAACTTTTACTATCATTGTCACGGTATGATTAATACAACAAGTGCTGTAAACGCAGTAAGAATTAATGCTAGTTCAGGAGATATAGCTAGTGGCATAATAAAACTTTACGGATTTCAGGACGCATAATGGGAGCTAGAGCTAGAGGATTTGCTAACGGATTATCAAGTGGAGGTAAACTATTACCTTCGGTTGTAAGCAATACAAACATGACTAATTTTACAAGTCTACCATCAGGAGTAGCATCTCCTGGTAGTTTTACTAAAATAACTCACGCTGTTTTAAGTAGCACTACGCAGGCAGATTTTACTCTCAGTGGTGGATACAAAGAATATATGTTTGTTGCTTCTAATTGTAGACCTAATGCTACATCAGAACCAGATTTCAAATGGAATGGTTCTTCTGATGGAACAAACTTTAATTTAGCAATGCAAAGTGGTGTTAATAGAACAGGGTCAAGTTCATCTCAACAATTACACCAAATTTATACTCCTGCTGGTGCTTCTGGTGGAACAACTGGTACATTTTGGGGGTTTGACATGGAGGGGGCTAACCAAGACAGTACTGCTGGTAGTATGACACTTCATCTTTTTGACCCACATACAGTAGGAATGGCAACATATTTTATGTTTGAATCATCTGCAGTACACGATGCAGTAAGAGCTGACCATTATAGACAAGGTGGTTATTTTGAAACTACGGCAGCTATAACAAAAATAAGATTTTTTAGAGATACAGGAAACTATACAGACGGCTTTATTACTATGTATGGTCTTTCGTAATCTATTATAAATAAAAGAGAATAAGGAGAAAATTAACAATGCCAAGATTTAAACTAGTAGATGGAGTAAGAATCCAATTTACTGCTGACGAAGAAACGGCTAGAGATAATGAAGAAGCGGCATACGCTGCTGCTGCAGGTACTAGAGCTCTGGCAAATTTAAGAGAACAAAGAAATATTAAATTAGCAGAAACTGATATTTGGGGTCTATCTGACTTTACAATGTCTGCTGAAATGACAGCTTATAGAGAAAAACTTAGAAATTTACCTGCTGAACATGATACTTCTGATAGTTCGGCTTTAGCAGAAAATTTAAGTAATTTAGTATGGCCTACGAAACCATAAAAAAACGATTATAAATATTGATAAGGAAAGAAAATGCCAGCAATAATAACAAATAAATTTAGAATACATAACGCAGAACAGTTTTCAGAATCTTTTACTGAATCTGGAGCAAATGTGTATTACATGGGTATAGGAAGACCTCAACCTTTTGCTACTTTAACAAGAGGTGATTTAAGAACAACTAATGAAGGAACTGATACAACTCCTTTAACACCAGTTGATTCTATACAAGATGAGTTCTTTTATTTTGACGATATGTTGGCTGCTAAGAAAATTACTAGTTCAGATATTTCATTTGTTATACCAAGAAGAAATTGGGCAACAGGTACAGTCTATGATTATTATAGACACGATTATGGAAATAGAATAACAGGTGGTACTTCAATACAAGCAGCAAATAGTGGTGCGACTACTTTATTTGACGCTACTTTTTATGTACTATCAAGTGCAAATCATATTTACAAATGTTTAGATAACAATGGTAATGCTGCTTCAACAGTAGAACCTACTGGAACATCAACATCTATTCTATCAACTGGAGATGGATACAAATGGAAATTTATGTATTCTCTATCAGCAGCTCAAGCAGCAAACTTTCTATCAACAGATTTCATGGCAGTTGCAACAAATTCTACAGTTGCTGCCGCAGCAGTAGATGGTGCTGTAAATGTAGTTAAAATTAAAACAGCTGGTTCTGGTGGTACTAATGGTACACATACAGGCGTTGCAATCAGAGGTGATGGCGCAAGTGGTGTTGCATCTGTGACAGTAGCAGGTGGCGCAGTGACAGCAGTGACTGTGACAACTCCAGGTACAGGTTATACTTTTGCTTCTATTAGACTTGCTGATATAATAGCAGCTGGCGCATCAAGTTTATCAGGCGCTGAGTTAGATGTTATTATTGAGCCAAAAGGTGGACACGGTAAAAACGCAGTTATAGAATTAGGTGGACATTATGTAATGTTAAACACTAACTTTGAAGCTAGTGAAGCAGCAAACTCTGGTGACTTTACAACAGCAAATGATTTTAGACGAGTTGCACTAATGAGAGATCCTAAGTCAGGTGGTTCTGCCGCTACAGCAGCTACTGTAAGAGCTACAAAAGCTGTATTAGTAAGTGGTCCATCAGGTAATTATACTGTAGATGAAGAAATTAATCAAGCAACAACTGGCGCAGTCGGTAAAGTTGTAGAATGGGATAGTTCAAATAATATTCTTTATTACATACAAACAAGATTCAACGATGCTGGTGTAGATGTTAATGGTAATGCCACAGCGTTTTCAGGTGCGAATGTAATCACAGGTCAAGGCTCTAGTGTCACTTCAACTCCATCATCTTCTTCAACAACAGTTGATAGTATTGCATTCACTAGTGGTTATAATGCTGGTGAGTTAGATGCTGATACAGGTGATGTTCTTTATGTAGAAAATAGAGCACCTATTACAAGAGCTTCAGACCAAACCGAGAATGTTAAATTAATAATTGAATTTTAGAGGGAATATAAATGCCAAGTCCAACAGACTTTAACCTCTCGCCTTATTATGATGACTTTACAGAGTCAAAAAAGTTTCATAGAATACTTTTCAGACCGTCATTTGCAGTTCAAGCGAGAGAATTAACACAGTCACAAACAATATTACAAAACCAAATTGAAAGAGTTGGCGATCATCTGTTCAAAAAAGGAGCAATGATTATTCCTGGTCAAGTATCTATTGACACAGATTACTATTCAATTAAATTAACAAGTATTTCAAGTTCAAATACTTTAGCACAATTTACAACAGGCACAGTTTTAACTGGTGGTACTTCAGGGGTAATCGCAGAGATTACTGGAACAGATGCAACAGACGGAACTGACCCTAATACTTTATATGTAAAATATAATAAGACAGGAACAAACAATACAAGTTTCGTATTCTCAGATGGCGAAACAATTACAGGAACAAATAGTGATAGTGTTTCTTTATCAGCAGTTGTAGCAACTACTCATACAGGTTCTGCCGCAAAAATTCAATCAGGTGTATATTATATCAATGGTTTCTTTGTTCAAATAGATACATCAACTTTAATATTAGACAAATATACAAACGCACCATCATATAGAGTAGGTTTTTCAGTCACAGAAAGTTTTGTGACGCCTAATGATGATAATAGTTTGAATGATAACGCAGCTGGTTCATCAAATTCTAATGCTCCAGGCGCACACAGATTTAAAATATTACTAGCACTTGCTAAAAAAACATTATCTTCAACTGAAGATGAAAATTTTTATGAAATTGCTAGAGTAGAAGAAGGAATAACAAAATCTATTGTTAGAAATACAGAATATGCTGTATTAGAAGATACATTAGCTCGTAGAACATTTGACGAATCAGGTGATTATGTTTTAACTAATCCAGACTTTGATGTTAGGGAACATTTAATATCAGGTAATAATAGAGGTATCTATACAAGTGGTAATGGTGGATTGGCTACTAAATTAGCTCTTGGTGTATCACCATTTAAAGCTTATGTAAAAGGTTATGAATCTGAAAGAATTGGAACAACTTTTGTTGATGTTGAAAAGGCAAGAGATTTTGAAACAGCAAATAATCACAAAACAAGATTTAATATAAAAAACTTTATTTCTGTAAACAATGTTTATGGTCAACCAGATATAGGATTTGTTTCTGGTGATGTAGAGGCATTTAAAACAGTTAACTTATTTGATACTGCAACAGCAGTTAGAGGAACGCAACAATCAACAGTAGGTACAACTGTACCACAAATTGGTCGTGCTAAATCTCGTGGTTTTGAAACTGTATCTGCAACTGAAGCAAGTGATATAAACGCAACATCTTCAATTTATAGACATTTCTTATTTGACATTGAGATGTTTACACACTTAAATTTAACAACATCTGCTTCATTTACAACAGGTGAAGTAATATCAGGTGCAACTTCTGGCGCAACAGGTATAGTACAAAGTATTACTGCTACTAAATCAGCGGCAGCAACATCTATCTCAGTAGCAGATCCAGGTATTGTGACTTTGAATGCTCATGGTTTTAATGATGGACAACAAATAACTATTTCTGGTGGTAATTTTCAAATAGCTAGTGGCGCATATACACCAGGTGTTTTCACAGTAAGAAATGCAACTACTAATACTTTTGCTTTATTTGGTGCAGATGGAACAACATCACAGAATGTCACTGCGCATACAACTGGTCCTACAATGGCTCACACAGTTTGTGTAGTATCTAATGTAGAAGGTACTTTTAGTGCTGGTGAAATAATCACAGGTGCTACTTCTTCTGCGTCAGCAACAATTCAAGCTGATACTTTAGGATTAAAAGGAGTTAGTACAAGAGATATAACTGCAGTTAAACAAATTGGTATGGCAGGTTCTCCTGCATATACATCAGACGCAGATACAACATCTACTTATGGAACAAATACTACAATTACAGGTAATGTCACAGTAGCAAATAGTGATGCAACCGTATTTGGTAAAGGTACAAACTTTACAACAGATTTAAAGATAGGTGATTCAGTTGAATTTAAAAATAACGCTGGTGGTACAGTAAGTGGTACAGTTAAGTATATTGTATCTCAAACAGAATTAGAATTATCAGCAAATGTTGGTGGAAGTGATGTATCAACAGCTTCAGTATTGACAAGAAAAAGATCAAAACTTACAAATCCTGAAAACAATACTTCAATATTTAATCTACCACATATTACTATTAAGACTTTAAAAACTACAGCTAATAGTGGTGCAACAGATACAAACTTTAATGTAAGAAGAAACTTTACAGGTACATTATCATCAAACGGTGATGTCACTATTACAGCTGGTACAAATGAAACTTTTGCTTCAAACGCAAGTGATGACTTTACTGTCACTGTTATGACAACTGGTTCTGGTGGAACAGGCGCTGTTGGTGATGTATTAAATTTATCTGGTAATAACCACGAAGGTGATGCATTATTTGTTTTAGGTGGGTCTCCAACTGGTAAAACTTTAACACTAGATTTTGGTGCTAACTTTGCTGGTCATAAAGTAAAAATTTTAGCAACGGTTGTTAGAACAGTTGCTGGTTCAAAAACAAAAACTTTAAGTAGTGCTTCAACTGTAAACATATCATCACAAACTATTATTGAAAGTGGTGTTATTGGTCTAGCTAAAGCAGATATTTTCAAAATTAATAATGTGTATATGTCGCCTGCGTTTGGAACAACAGCTACAAGTTCACATACAGATATAACAAGTAGATTTGATTTAGATAATGGTCAAAGAGATAATTTCTATGACATTGGTAGATTAAAATTAAAACCAGGTGCATTAAAACCAACTGGTCAACTATTAGTAAATTTTGATTTCTTCTCTCATGGTTCAGGTGATTATTTTGATGTAGATTCTTATGCAGGTGTAATTGACTATGAAGATATTCCAAGTTATACTTCAGATACAACTGGTGATAAAGTAGAATTAAGAGATAGTTTAGATTTCAGACCTAGAGTAGATGATGCTTCAACTATTAATTCAGGTACTTCAGATAGAAGTTTTGATGGTACAGGTGCTTCAACTATTGATATACCACAATTTAATTCAGACATAACAACAGACTTTGAGTTCTTTTTAAATAGAATAGATAAAATTTTTATTACTAGAAATGGTGTAATAAAAGTATTAAAAGGCGCTAGTGCTATTAGTCCTTTAGAGCCAGGTAATTTAGATGGTCATTTATTATTAGCAACTTTAACAATACCAAGTTATACTTTAAAAACTTCTGATGTTATTGTAGATAAAGAAGATAATAGTAGATATACAATGAGAGATATTGGCTCACTAGAAAATAGAATTAAAAATGTAGAATATTATACTCAGTTATCTTTATTAGAAGCTGATGCACAATCACTACAAATACAAGATGATGATGGTTTAGATAGATTTAAAAATGGTTTTGTTGTAGATAATTTTTCAGGTCACAATGTTGGTGATGTTGGAAATAATGATTACAAACTTTCAATAGATAGAGCAAGAGGTGAGGCAAGAACACCTTTCAATGAAGATGTTGTAGAATTAGAGGAAGTTGATGATGATTTAACTGCTATATTAGCAGCAGATAGAACAGCAGCTAATTACGCTAAGACAGGTGACTTGGTGACTTTACCATACACAGAAGCAACTTACATAGAACAACCATATGCAACTAAAACAGAAAATTTAAATCCTTTCTTAGTATTTGATTGGATAGGAGATATAGCTTTAGACCCACCTGTTGATGAATGGAAAGAAACTAGAGTTGCTCCTGAATTAGTTTTAAATGTGAATGGAACATTTGATAATTTAAGAGAAGAATTAGGATTATCTAATAATTCACAGGAAATACCAGTTGGTACAGAATGGAATGAATGGCAAGATCAATGGTCAGGTAATCCAAGATCATCACAAAGATGGCAAGGAAATGCTTTAGTACAATCAACTAGTACAGATGTTGTACAAACAAGAGCTGGTGTTAGAACAACAATAGTGCCTCAATCAGTAAGACAAAGTTTAGGTGCTAGAGTTATGTCAGTAAACTTTATTCCTTTCATAAGAAGTAGAACAATAGAATTTCAAGCTTATGGAATGAGACCTAACACTAAAGTTTTTGGTTTTTTTGATAACATAGCAATTGCTGCATATATTACTCCAGACGGTGGATCATTAGGTGGTAGTATAGTGACAGATGTTAATGGTTATGTAAAAGGTACATTTGCTATACCTGATCCAAATAATACATCTAATCCTAAATGGCGAACAGGTAAAAGAGTATTCAGATTAACAGCTTCATCTACAAACAACCAAGATAGAACAAATGTTGCTACATCAGCAGAAGCTGATTATGACGCAAAAGGTTTATTAGAAACAACGCAAGAAGCGATTATTTCTACAAGAGAAGCTAGAACAGTTAGAACAACTGTGACATCAACACAATCAACAACTAGAACAGCAAGTAGAGTTGTTGCTATTAGACAACCTGCAAGGCAGGATGGCGGTGGAGGGCGTGATGGTGGAGGAGATCCATTAGCACAATCATTTATAGTTGATGATGCAGATGGTATTTTTATAACAAGTATGAACGCTTATTTTGCTACTAAATCATCTACTATTCCAGTAAGAGCAGAAATAAGAAATATGGTCAATGGTTATCCTGGACAAAAAGTTATACCGTTCGCACAAAAATATTTAAATCCAGGTTCTGTAAATACAAGTACAGATGGTTCTACAGCAACTACATTTACTTTTGATTCTCCTGTTTATTTACAAGAGGGTGTTGAGTATTGTATGGTATTATATTCAGACTCAACTGACTATACTGCTTACATTGCTAGACTAGGCGAGAAAGCATTAGATTCAGATAGAACAGTATCTAAACAACCATCAAGTGGTGTGTTATTTAAATCTGCTAACTATCGTACTTGGACACCTGAACAAATGGAAGATATGAAATTTGTTTTGAAAAAAGCAGTATTTGATACATCAGCTTCAGGAACACTTTCATTAGCAAATGCTTCTTTACCTGTAAAAACTTTAAACAGTAATCCTATTAGAACATTTAACGGCACTGGTCTTATAAGAATATTCCATAAAAACCATGGTATGCATTCTTTAACTGATAATGTCACAATTGCTGGTGTTGCCGCAGGTACATATAACGGTATCGCACACTCTGCGATTAATGGAACATATACAAGTATTTCAAATATAACTTTAGACAGTTATGATATTACAACTGCCGGAACAGCAAATGCAACAGGCGATGTTGGTGGTTCAGTTGTGACAGCTACACAAAATAGATTATTTGATGTATTACAACCACAAATTGGTTCAGTAGTACACCCTGATACAGCTTTGTCAGGTACAATGAGAACAACAAGTGGTAAATCTGTACATGGTTCAGAAACAGCATTTAGTTTACAATCTACGGCAGACACAGAAAATATAGTATTAGGAGATAACTATTACTTTGACAATCCAAGATTGGTAGCAAGTGACATTAACCAAACAAATGAAATGTCAGGATCTAAATCTTTGGTTATAAATTTAGTGATGAGTTCATCAAACTCTAATTTATCGCCAGTAATTGATTTAAAAAGAATTAACTCTTTTGCGATTTCAAATAGATTAAACAATCCTACAGTATCATCTACAAGTACATTGACAGGTGATGGCTCTACAGTAGCATTCACAATAAGTGGAACACCAAGTAGTGTTCACATACTATCTGTTAAAAAAGATGGAAAAAAATTACAACCTATTGATGACTTTACAGTTTCAGGTACAACTCTAACTATGGGTGTTGCACCAGCAAGTGGTTCAAAAATTATAGCAAAAATTACAAACACAGTTGATTTTGAAGAAGACACAGCAACTGAAGGTGGATCTTCAGCAGGGTCTTATATAACTAAACCAATTAACTTATCTAATACTTCAACAGCATTAGATATTAGATTGGCTGCTAGTGTAAGATCAACTTCATCTATCAAATGCTTCTTTAGATTATCAGGTGGTGAAGAAACTAGAAGAATTGAAGATATTCCATTTACACCATTTAATTCAGATGGTACTTCAGATGTATCGGTTGATCCATCAACAGGCGATGTAGTATTAGACTTAGATTTTAAAGATCACAAATTTAGTAAAAAAGATTTACCTGAATTTACATCTTTCCAAATTAAAGTAATATTTAATGGTACAGTATCAGCTTTACCAGCAAGATTAAAAGACTTTAGAGCAATAGCATTGGCAGTATAATGAGCAGAGTAAGAGTACAAGGATTTGAAAGTTTAGTAAGAGATATTAAGACAAATGGTATTATTAATACTAATACTTCAGAATATTCTTTGTATATGGCAAGAGCAAGAGCGAGAGAGAAAAGTGGTGACGAAATAAGAAGTGCTGTAAAAGAGATAAATAATCTAAAGGCAGAGTTAAGAGAAATCAAAGAATTGATTAAAGGGATAAATAAGTAAGATGGCAATAAGATCAGTAGCAACAACAGATACACTAAATACTTTTCGTACCACATACAATTTAACTGCGGGTACAGATATTGGTGATTTAACTACATTGAGCACTAGTCATAAGTCTAGTCTAGTGGGTGCTATTAATGAGGCTTTTGGAGCTACTTCTTCATTTACTTTAAGAGATTCGACTTCAACAACTCAAGCTATATCAGGTGGTGACACTTTAAATGTAGTAGGGTCTAACAATATTAACGCAGTAGTAAGTGCTACTGATACTTTGACGGTATCATTAGACAATACTGTAAGTGGTATAACTAGTGTGACTGCTAGTGGTACAATAGCGGCAGGTACTATGACTATGGGTGGAAAAACTGTTGCAACTCAACCCTTTGCCATCGCTCAAGCGATAGCATTAGGATAAATTATTGTTTTTTCACTAAAAATAATTTTAGTGTTAAGATTAATGGTGATATAAATAAATATAAGAGAATAAAGGAAAATAACAATGGCTAACGATTTTAAAAGATTCGCAAAACCGAATGTCGGAACAGGAACAGGTGCTTCAGGAGCTGTAATATATACAGTACCAGCAGGTGCTGGTTCATCAGCTTTAGAAAGTATCGTTATAGGTATATCTGTTTGTAATAAAAACGCAGCAGAGAGAACAGTAGGACTATTTTTAGATAATGAAGATGGTACTAACGATGCTTATATCGTTAACGGTTTAAAAGTTCCAGGTAATACAACAGTTGAAATAATGCAAGGTAATAAGATAGTTTTACAAAATGACGGTACTAATGCCGATGTTTTAAGAGCTGAAGCCTCTGCAACTTCATCTATTGATGTTGTATGTTCAGTTTTAGAAGATGTGTAATAACACAATAAGAGTTTAAAGGTAATACAATGGTAAGATATATAAATGGAAAAGATAGACCTACAGAGATTAAAGTAAGAGCTATGACTACCGATGGGTCAACAGTTGCTTTTGTAGTGACTCAAGGTATGACTGAAGATAAAGTAATGGTGACTTTGAATGGTGTTGTTCAATCAAAATCAGCTGATTTTTCAATATCAGGTACAGCATTAACAATGGTAGTAGCACCAGAAGCTGCTGACGATTTAGTCGTTAAAGAGTTTCCAGGTTAAGGAGAAAAATTATGGCAGGAAAAATTAGAAATACAAATTTACAACAAAGTGTGGTTAGTGGTCTAACAGAAAACCCTACTTCATCTCAGGTAGCTAATGATGATAAGGTTTTAATTTATGATACATCTCTTAACCAATTAAGAAAAACTAACACAAGCAATATAGGTATTCAACCACCCACAGTGACAGGTATAGCTCCTACATCTGTAAAAAGATTAGATGGTTCGGGAACAAAGAGTTTTGTTATTACAGGTACAGGATTTAACTCAGGTACAACAGCAAAATTAATTACTAACGGTGGTGCTAATGTAGCATTTAACTCTGTGACGATTGATAGTTTAACACAATTAACTTGTGTTGCTGCTAGATCAAACTTTTTAAACGCTAACGAACCTTATGATGTATCAGTCACAAATGGTACAGGTTTAACAGTGGTATTAGAAAATCAACTTAATGTTGATGGCGCTCCAACTTTTACAACAAACGCTGGTTCACTAGGTAGTTGTAGAGCATCAGGAACTTTCCTTGTAGAAGCTGCTGACCCAGAATCAGGAAGTGACCCAGTATTTGAATTAGAATCAGGTGCTTTCCCACCAGGATTGGCAATGACAAGTGATAGTGGAAGAGCAACTATTACTGGTTCTGTCTCAGGTACTTTACCTACAAGTGATACAGTTTATAATTTTAGACTAAAAGCAACAGACGCAAACTCAAACATTGCATTTAGAGATTTTTCAATCACAGTCGTTGGTCCAAGTTTTACAACAATAACAGCATCTGGTCAATACGCTGTTCCATCAGGAACATCTGCAGTAGATGTACTAGTAATTGCTGGTGGAGGTGGATCAAGAGGTTATCCTGGTTCTCGTCCAACAGGTGCAGACCCAGCAGTACACGGAAATAATGGTGGCGGTGGAGCTGGTGGATTAATATTTGTTCCAGGATTTACTGTATCACCAGGTACGCAAGTATCAGTCACAGTCGGTGGTGGTGGTGAATATTCAAATGGACAAGATTCAGTATTTGGAACATTAACTGCTAAAGGTGGTGGTGTTGGTAAACAAGGATTTTACATTATCGGTTATCAACCAGGTACAGCCGGAGGTTCCGGAAGTGGTGGTGGACAATCAGGTAGAGGTCTACAAGGACCAGCTGGTATAGCAAATCAACCTACTCAATCAGGTCAATCAGGAGCTTATGGCTTCGGAAACAATGGTGGATCAAGTGGAGGAGGCGGCGGTGGCGCTGGTACTGCAGGACAACCAGGTTCAGGTGGAAATGGTGGTGACGGAAAAGCTTATACAATAGCAGACGGAACAACTTCAGTAGTTTACGCCGGTGGTGGTGCTGGAGCAAACGGTGCTGGTGGTACAGGAGGCGGTGGTCCAAACCCTGCGCCAACTGTGACTTTCCCTGCTGATGGTTTAGATGGTAGAGGATCTGGTGGTGCTGGAAGACCACAAGCAACTGGTCCTGCTGACAACCCTAGATCAACAGGTGGTACTGGTATAATAATCGTTAAAGCATAATACAATTTTAGAAAGAGGCGTCTTAGGACGCCTTTTTTATATTATATAAATACTTTGATAACTATAAGGAGTGATAACAATGTCAAGTGAAGATTTTGATAAAGAAATACCAAGTCCTGAGCCTGAAATGGATAAAGTTTTTAATCAGGACGATATGAACAACGAAAAGTTCAAAAGAATCATAACAGAAATAATTAGAGATATTAAAGGTAATGCTGAATCAGGTATTCCTTTAGATATGTTTGTTGAACAACTAAAAGTAAAATACAAGATAACGGATTATCCTGAAATAGACCTAGAAAAAAATCTATGGGTAAAATGTACAAAAGATATACCAAATTTTCAACCAAGTTTACAAGGTCATAGATTGGCTACTAAACCAGAGGGTAAAGTAAGAATACCATTATACGGTTATACTGTTGATGTTGAACATGGTGAGGTTTTTATAAAAAGAATAGTAGAAAATTTTAACAAAGTACAAAAAAAGTAATTTTTTAAACTACTATAAATAATCTATATTATGCAACCTAGTAATTCATATTACTTTTTTAAAAGTGCCTTATCGCCTAAACAATGTAAAGACATCATTGATTATGGTGAATCCATATTTAAAAAAAATAAAGAACAAGGTATACCTACAGCTGCTACCACACTTGGTAATAATGCCAAACAAGATTTTACTAAAGAAGTACAGCCATTAAACGATAAAACACACGAACAACTTAAAAAAGAGGGTATTGAAGATACTGAAAAAAACTCTTATGTAAGAGATAGTGAAACTTGTTGGTTTAATGATCAATGGGTCTATGATTTAATATGGCCTTTTTTAAAAATGGCAAATAATTTATCTGGTTGGAAGTATGATATTGACTTTGGTGAAGATATACAATTTACAAAATATGGAGTAAAACAATTTTATGGCTGGCATACTGATGGTGGTGGGTGTCATAATAGAGCATATAAAAGATTTACACCTGGAGTGACAAAAAAAGAAGAAGGTCATCAATATACTGAAAATAAAAATCTAATTGGTAAAGTTAGAAAAATATCTATGACACTTAACTTAAATGAGCCAGGAGCTTATGATGGTGGTAATTTAAAATTTGATTTTGGTCCCCACTCAGGTGGAGATAGATTCCACGAATGCGAAGAAATAAGACCACAAGGTTCTATAATATTTTTTCCGTCTTATACATATCATCAAGTCACACCTATAACAAGAGGTACTAGATATTCATTAGTATTATGGATATGTGGTAAACCATTTAGATAAATTATGAATACAAAAAATATAAGTCCAGCAGCTCAATTTTTTAATGATAATGGTTGGGTAAAAATAGAAAAAGTAATTGATAAAGATATGGCATTCTTTTGCTATAACTATATTAAGTTTGCAGTCACTAGATTAAATTTATTAGATGAACATTTAGGTTATGGTAATTATGATATAGAGCAATGGGGTACATTTACTGATGACCAAGCACCAGGTGATTTTAGTAGATATGGTGATTTGTTTTTTGATACATTAATGACTTTAATTACAGCAAAAGTAGAAGAAGGTTCTGGTTTAAAATTAATTCCTACTTATTCTTATCATAGACTTTACACAAAGGGAACAGAATTAACTAGACATAAAGATAGACCTAGTTGCGAAATTTCAACTACAATGTGTTTGGGATATGATACAGAAAATTTAAAAGATAAGAATTGGAATTGGCCTATGTTTATAGGTCCTAAAAATGGTGAGATAGGTGATACAGGTATACCTGTTTATTTAAATCCAGGCGATATGATAATATATAAAGGTTGTGAAGTAGAGCATTGGCGAGAACCTTTGATAGGAAATAATCACGCACAAGTCTTTTTACATTACAATGAGAAAGATGGTAAGAATAATATTACTTATGATAAAAGACCATTCATAGGATTACCAAAAGATATTTTTAGTATAAAGAAAAACTACACATTAGAAGAAAAAAAAGATAAAGACAAAGATCAAATAGTTTATGATTAGTGTTGATTTTGAAGATAGACGAGATTTAAAACAAGTTTGGAAAATAAGAACAATAAAAGATAATCCAATGTTTCCATTTGTTTTGGTAGACAACTGGTATACGCCTGAAGAAGAAAAGGGTGTTTGGAAAGAATTAGAATATTATGCAAGTAATCCTATTGAAACAGCACAAGATGGTATAGTGGCTAAAGATGCTGAAGATAAACCTAAAGGAAAACATAATAGATATTACTTAGATAAACTTTATAGAGATGAAAGTAGAGATCAATCAAATATATTATTTTGTACATACAAACAAAAAATATTAGAATTACATCACAAAATAAATGATTGTGGTCATTATGGTAGGTCATTTTTTTCATCAAACGCTATGACTTCTTTTGTATCATATTATAACAATGAAGATTTTTATAATTCTCATTATGACTCTTATCATTGGACAAATTTAATTTGGTTTGTAAAAGAACCAAAATCATTTGAAGGTGGCGATTTAGAGTTTGAAGAATCAAATACAAAAATTAAACTAAAACACAATAGAGCAGTTTTGTTTCCGTCAATGTTTTTACATAAATCAACTCCAATAAAATTTAAACAACCTGATAGTGGAAGTGATGGTAAATTTACTATAACTCATTTCTATTATGGACAACCTACAAGATGATAGACTATACTCAACATAACTTATGGCCAACACCTGTGTATCAGTCTAGGATTGAATTGCAAGACAAATGGTTAGAGTTTAGTAAAACTTGCGAGTACGAAAGAATGGAAACTGATAATGGTGATATATCTAAAGATAGATATATTTTAAATTCTATGGACTTGAAAAATGATATACAAGATCATGTAAATAATTATGTAAGAGATTGGTTAAGAATAGATAAGAAAGCAGAATTTTATTTTACTAACTCTTGGATGGTAAGACATAATAAAAAAGATTGGTCAGGTATGCACTATCATACTAATTCACTTGTTAGTGGTGTATATTATATAGATATTCCTGAGGATTCTGGCGACATTAAATTTCATAATCATTTTCATAAATCTGTCATGCCTGATGTTATAAAATTAGACTACACAGAAGACAACTTTGTAAATAGTGAGGTGGTATGTTTTAAAGTAAAACCTGGCGACATTTTAATATTTCCTTCTAGTTTACAACACTCTGTCACAGAGAATATTACAAACAACCATAGATACTCTTTAGCTTTCAACTGTTTTGTTCGTGGTGATTTGGGAAAGTTAGAATATTCCCTTAAATTAAGATGAATAAATAGATAAATATAACAAACGAGAGAGAACATGGCAGTCACACAAAAAACAACAGATAATTTTGTAATAGATCAAGGGGCAGATTTTAGTAGAACACTAACTATCACAACCGATGGATCAACAGCATACGATATTAGTGGTTTAACTATACAAGCTCAAATGAGAAAAGGTTATTCTTCAACTACAAGAACTGCCACATTTACTTGTACAATAGTTTCAGGTACTGCTGGTACTTACAAATTAGCACTTACAGATACAATAACTGCTGCGATAGACGCAGGTCGTTATGTATATGATGTAGAATTAATATTGGCAGACTCTACTATTGAGAAAGTACATAGTGGTATAATTACTGTCAATCCAGAGGTGACAAAATTCTAATGTCAAAAGATTTAGAGAAATTTTTTAATCAACTAGCAGGCAAAGATGTTTTAAAAACTATCAAATCTGAAGAACAAGATAATGAGATATTAGAGTTAATCAAAGAAAAAAATAGATTACAAGAAGAAGTAAAAGCTCAACAAGATACAGAATATACAACTCTCTTAGCAGAAAAAAAAGAATTAGAATTAGCTGTAAGTAAAGAACAAGATAATCAACTACAAGAATTAGCTAAAGAGAAAAAATCACTAGAAGTAGCAATACTATCAGAACAACAAAAACAAGAAAAACTTAAAGCATTATTTGATTTACCTAAGTTTGATAAAGTTGTTAAAGATAAAACTAAAACTACTATTGATGAAGACAAACTATTAGATACACTAAAAGATTTAACAAGTGCTGTTAACAAATATCAAACAGAAGAAATTGTTAAAACTAATATTACTGAAAATGACTTTACTAAATTTATTAAATCAAAATCTACAACAAGTCTAGTATCTGAAGATTTAATAAACAATGTTAAACAAGTTATCAATACTGAAACAACACCTATAAGAAGTTTACAACAAGATAGAATTGTTGATACTGCTAGTCCAGAGATTTCAAACAAAGATGATGTTGTAAAACAATTAACTAAACACGCACAGTCAATCAAAGAGGATATTGTATCAGGCGATACTACTTTAGATAAACTAACGCAAGAGTTTAGTAGATTTAAACAACTAACAACTTTACAATTACAATCTCTAGGTGGTGGTGGTAGTACCAAAATATCTAACATGGACGATGTGGATATTTCAAGTCAAGCAGATGGTTTCGCTTTAAAATACAATGCGTCAACAAAACAATATGACTTTGGTGAAGTTGCTAGTGACCTATCAGCAGTAGATCAAAATATTATACCTGATACAAACAATAGTAGAGATATTGGTTCATCAGCTAAGAATTTTAGAAATGGTTATTTTCAAAATGTATATGTTGCTGGTTCAACATTAGAAGTTTCAAATGACACTACACTAAAAGGTGATACAGTTATTGGTGTCAATACTGGAGATTCAACAGAAGATACAATCAATGTCACAGCAAGATTTATTTCAAATTTAGAACCATTAACAACATTAACTTATGATTTAGGATCACCCAACAGAAGATGGCGTGATATTTACTTGTCAGGTAATACGATTGACTTGGCTGGAGCAACAATTAAAGGTGATGGAACAGGACAGATATTGATTTCTTCAACAGGAGTGACCTTACCTGCTGGTTCAAAATTAGGTTCTGATTTAATTTCTAAAGCAAACGCTGCAGGTGTAGCTACAAAAGATGTTCCTTTATTTACAAAAACTGGAGGTTTGGGTACAGCAGCCACTACATTTACAATGGCAGCAGGGTCTTCAAATGCATCAGTATTTACACAATTTAAAAAGGCAAACGGAACGACACAAGCGAAATTTGAATTGTTTAGTTTCTAATAAAAAAGACATATAAATAGATTAATAGGAGAACGAAATGTCGTCAAAAGTACCAGTAAGAACAGTGTTTGATGACGGTGGTAATGCCACTGGTCTAGCAGAATATCAAACAGGAGAATTTATACCTTTATCACATGGTGGTATAGGTGCTGCCTTATCTATAGGAACAGCAGGGCAAGTATTAAAAGTAAATAGTGGTGCTAGTGCGTTAGAATTTGGCGCAGTTGAAGCAATCATTAATATTGATACAGCAACAAATTTAACCGGAGTGACATTAGCATCAGGTGACCAATTTATGGTTTCAGATGGTGGTAGTGAGGGAAGAGCAACATTAGCTCAAATACAGACTGCTATCAAAGATACAACTGCCACACTTACAAATAAAACTATAAGTGGTTCTGCTAATACTATTTCAAATATACCTACAAGCGCAATTACTTTTGCTAGTTCTTCAATTACAGGTATAACAAGTTTAACAGCTGGTGGTATTACTATAACTGGAAATACTATTACATCAGCAGACTCAACAGTTATTCAAATGGGTGAGAGTTTAAGTATTACAGGTGGACTAACTCAATCAAGCAATGATATTGTACTAGGAACAAACACATCTGGTAATATCATGGTAGCTGATGGTAGTAAATTTAGTTCTAAAGCTGTAAGTGCATTAGCAGAAATTACTTCAGTAGCGACTGATGATGTATTAATGGCAATAGATACTTCAGGTGGTGGTCTTAAAAAGATTAGTAGATCAGCATTAGTAGCAGGTTTAGCAACATCTTCAGCAATATCAAATGTTTCAGAAGATACGACACCTCAGTTAGGTGGTGATTTAGATATAAATGGTCAGAATATTGTCACACTAGCAAATGGTAATATTGATTTATTACCTCACGGTTCTGGTAAAATAGTCATGGACGGTAATGGAACTGATGGTGGTGTATTAGTATCAGATGGATTAATAGAAGTTAAAACAGCTTCTGGTAGTGTAGCTGAACAAAGATTTTATTGTGAGAGTTCAAACGCTCACTACACAGCAGTAAAATCAGCTCCTCACGCATCTTACTCAGGTAATATTACATTAACTTTACCGACTGCGACAGGTACATTAGCTGTACAATCTTTCGCTATAGCGCAAGCTATTGCATTAGGATAGTATTATAAATATTCCAGTAAAATAAAGGGGATTGTGATGGCAACGCCAAGCACTAGAGAAACATTAAAACAATATGCTTTAAGAGCACTCGGAAAACCAGTCATAGAAATTAATGCTGATGACGACCAATTAGAAGATAGAATTGATGAAGCATTACAATATTTCGCACAATATCACTATGACTCTATTAGACGAACATATCTAAAATATCAATACACACAAGCAGATTACGATAGAATTAATACAGATGTAGATGAAGCTGTGACTAAAAACTCAGTCACTACTAATTGGAAAGAAGCACAAGGATTTATTGTTGTACCTGAAAGTGTTATTTCAGTAATTAATTTATTCCCATATTCTAGTAAAGGTAATTTAAACTTATTTGATGTAAGATACCAATTAAGATTAAATGATCTTTATGATTTTTCTTCTACTTCTATAATTAACTATGATGTGGTTATGAGACAGTTAGATTTTTTAGATCATATTTTAGTAGGTGAAAAACCATTAAGATTTAATCAACACGATAACAGACTATACATTGACCAAGATTGGAAGAATGATTTGGTGGTTGGTGAATATCTTGTTATTGAATGTTATAGAAAATTAGATCCTGATACTTTTACAGATGTATATAACGACTTATATTTAAAAAGATATGTGACTGCTTTGTTCAAAAAACAATGGGGCGCAAACTTATCTAAGTTCAATGGTGTTGCTATGTTAGGTGGAGTATCTTTAAATGGTGGTCAAATATATTCAGAAGCTTTATCTGATTTAGAAAAGTTAGAACAAGAAATAAGAAGTTCATACGAGTTAAATCCAGCGATGATGATAGGATAGTGCCATGCCAGTTAATCACTATTTCCAAGATGGTAAAGGTATCGGCAATCAATCCGAAAAAAGATTACACGAAGATTTAATTATAGAAGGCCTAAAGATATATGGCCAAGATGTTTATTACTTACCAAGATCATTAGTCAATAGAGATTTAATTTTAGGCGAAGATATGCTGTCTAAATTTTCATCTGCGCTATTAATTGAAGCGTATATGGAAACAACTGAAGGCTTCGCTGGCGAACAAGAGATTATTAATAAGTTTGGTTTAGAGATTAGAGAAGATACAACTTTTATGATTTCTAAAAGAAGATTCAACGAAGCTGTTGATGAAAAAGCTACATTGATTGCTGAAGGAAGACCAAACGAAGGCGATATAATTTATATGCCTTTAATGAATAGTTTTTTTGAAATACAATTCGTACAAGACCAACAACCATTCTTTCAGTTAGGACAATTACCAGTTTACAAACTAGTATGTACTAGATGGGAATACAGTTCAGAAAAATTAGAAACAGGTGTTGAAGGAATAGATGCAGCTGAAGACAAATACACTTTAGACCAATTAGCACACCAAGTATCTTTAGAAATAGGAACAGACGGTGGAACAGGTGCGTTGTTATTAGAGAATGAAAATATAGATGGTGAAAATAATTACTTCTTATTAGAGAGTTATAACATACAAACTCAATCACCTTATGCTGATAATTTAGATTTAGATAGTGCTGCTGGTTTTGATACAGCGTCAACTGCAGATGATATATTAGACTTTACAGAACGAAACCCGTTCGGAGATGTGGATTTTTAGATGTTTGGAAGATATTTTTACAACGAAAGTATGAGAAGAATGACCATTGCCTTTGGTCAAATATTCAATAACATACAAATTAAAAGAAAAGACTCTAGTGGCTCTACTGTTCAAACAATAAGAGTTCCTTTAGCATATGCTCCAAAAGAAAAGTTTTTAGCTAGATTAGATCAACAACCTGATTTAGAAAGTAGAGAGTTTGCGATTACTTTACCTCGTATGGGTTTTGAGATTACAGGTATTCAATATGATGGTAGTCGTAAATTAACAAGAGTACAAAAATATAAAACAGTTAAGACTGGCGCAGATGGAAAGATAATGAATTTTAATTATACACCTGTACCATATAATATATCTTACAACTTATATTCTTTCACAGCAACAGCTGAAGGTGGATTACAAATTATAGAACAAATCTTACCTTTCTTTCAACCTGATTATACTGTGACTGTAAATGCGATACCAGAATTAAATATCAAAAGAGATGTTCCTATAGTTTTAAATAGTGTTAATTACGAAGATAGTTATAGTGGTGACTTCTCACAAAGAAGAGCCGTAGTATATACTTTAGGGTTTACAGCAAAGACATACTTATTTGGTCCGGCGAATACTCAAAGAGTTATTAAACAAACACAAGCTGATATGTACTCTGACACAGATGTAAATGCTAAGGCAAGAGAAACTAGAATTATAACAATACCAAATCCAACTAGCGCTGATGCTGATGATGATTTTGGATTTACAACAACAATAACAGCTCACACAGACGGTAAGAAATACAATCCTGAGACAGATACTGACGAATAAATAGATTATATTATATTATGGAAAATTTTATACATACATTTCAAGTCCAAGATGACTCTATTTGTGACGCATTAATAGAGTATCATAAAAACAATACAGAAACAAAAGATTTAGGTTATACAGGTTCTGGTAAACATACTAGAATTGATAAGTCTATAAAAGATTCTATTGATGTTGTTGTTCCAACATATTCTAAAGATCCATCTGTATTAAGATACCATGACGAAGTTATAACAATAGGTGTAGAGCAATATAGAAAAAAATATGAGTTCTGTAATATGCCTTTACAATTAAAATTACCAATGAACATACAATATTATCCAATTGGTGGTGGATATAAAAGTTGGCATTATGAAAGAAACTCTTATATGTTTGATGAGTTAAGTAGAGTTATAGTTTATATGACATACTTAAATGATGTAGATGATGCCGGAACAGAATGGTTATATCAAAATTTTAAAACTAAAGCTAAAAAAGGTTTAACAGTTATGTGGCCAGCAGAGTGGACACATACTCATAGAGGTATAATATCAACTAACAAAGAGAAGTACATAGCAACTGGCTGGTTGAATATGACAGTTAATAAATAGTATTATGAGTAAACTAGAAGATAAGGTAAATGAAATATTAGGTATAGATACACCTGAGCCAAAAAAAGAAATAGTACAGCAAGAATTTAAATCTCCTGTTGTTCGTAAAGAAGATGAAAATAAAGAAGACATAGATAACGATTACAGTTATAGTAGAGATAATTATTACAATTTAATTGACAAAGGTAATGAGGCCATTCAAGGTATATTAGATATAGCCAAAGAAGGACAACACCCAAGAGCATACGAAGTTGCTGGTCAACTTATAGGACAAGTAGGACAAACAGTAGATAAACTACAAGACTTACAAAAAAAACTAAAAGACTTAAAAGAATTACCTAAGTCAGCAAATCCTCAAATTAAAAATGCTCTATTTGTAGGTTCTACAAATGAATTACAAAAGATGTTAAATAGGAAACAAGAAGATGAAAATATTGAAAGCAAGAACATCACACCCAAAAAAGACGACACTAGCGATAAGTGATTTAACTTATAATACTTATTACGAAAAGTATAATCCTAAGTTAACCGATGGCGTTGAGAACATTACAAATATAATGGAAAGTCCCATTGAAGTCTTTAGACATACAAAACAAAAAAATAGATTTGGTGCTACTGGTCAAACATATATAGAAAAAGAGTATAGTGTTTTAAAAGGTAGTCAAAGAGTGACACAAGCAAACAAACTTGGATATACTCATATAGAGGTTATTGTAAAAAATGATAAAGCATAATTTTCCATATGAAAGTTTTATTGGTGGTTGGGATATACCTGAAAATGTTTGTGATGATTTAATTACATATTTCAACAATCATAAAGACCAACATAAAGCGGGAATGGTTATTAAAGATAATAAACATATAGAAGATGTAGATTTTAAAGAATCAACTGATTACATTATCAAACCATTTGGCTCATTGGAGCCTATTGAAACTTATGAAATGTATTTACATAAAATTTTAGAAGAATATAAAAAACTATATCCTTGTTTAGAAGACATAGAAAATATTGATTTTTACGAAGACTACAATATGCAATATTATCCTATTGGTGGTGGTATTAAGAAATGGCACTATGAAAGAATGAACAAGTTAAGTAGTAATAGAGTTTTAGTTTTTATGACTTATCTAAATGATGTTGAAGACGGTGGTACAGAATTTTTACATCAAAAGATAAATACTAAAGCGAAAAAGGGTATGACATTAATATGGCCAGCAGATTGGACACATACACACAAAGGACAAGTAAGTCAGACTAGTGAAAAATATATTGTCACTGGTTGGATAGGATTTAACGAGGTACCTGTAATGGGTGGGATATAACAATGAGCCAAGATCAATATTTAGGTAATCCAAATCTAAAAAAAGTAAACACACCACAAGAGTTTACTAAAGAACAAATATTAGAATATCAAAAGTGTGCTGGTAATCCTGTTTACTTTATGGAAACTTATGTAAAAATTGTATCACTTGATGAAGGTCTTGTGCCTTTTCATATGTATGGCTTTCAAAAGAAGATTGTACAAACAATACACGATAACAGATTTACAATTTGTAAACTACCTAGACAATCTGGTAAATCAACAACAACTATTTCTTATCTATTACACTATGCTTTATTTAATCCTAATTCAAATATAGCGATACTAGCCAATAAGAGTTCTACAGCAAGAGATATACTTGGTAGACTACAACTTGCCTATGAAAATTTACCTAAGTGGATGCAACAAGGTGTAATCAATTGGAACAAAGGTAATATAGAATTAGAAAACAAATCAACCATTGTCGCAGCGGCAACTTCATCTTCAGCAATTCGGGGTGGTTCTTATAATATAATATTCCTTGATGAGTTTGCTTTCGTACCAGCGAATATCGCAGAGATGTTTTTTAGTTCAGTTTATCCTACAATTTCATCTGGTAAAAAAACAAAGATGATTATTGTATCTACACCTCACGGAATGAATCAATATTACAAATTATGGATTGATGCTATAAACAAAAAAAATGATTATGTACCAATAGAAGTACATTGGAGTGAAGTTCCTGGTAGAGATGCTAAATGGAAAGAAATGACCATTAGGAATACTAGTGAAGAACAATTCCAACAAGAATTTGAGTGTGAGTTTTTAGGTTCAGTAGATACTCTAATCTCACCAGCAAAAATTAAGAACACAGTTTACATAGACGCAATACAATCTAAGAATGGATTGAAGATGTTTAAGAAACCAGAAAAGGGTCGTATGTATGTCTGTTGTGTTGATGTCGCCAGAGGTACAAACAAAGATTACTCTGCGTTTATAATAATAGATGTCACAAAAGACGAAAGTAAAAAAATTCCATATGAAGTAGTTTGTACTTACAAAAACAATGAAGTCAAACCATTTGTATTTCCAAACATAGTTGCTCAAACAGCAAAGGCGTATGAAGAAGCTCATACTTTAATTGAAGTAAATGATTTAGGACAATCTATCGCTGAAGCAATGCACTATGAGTTAGAATATCCTAATATATTGATGACAACTCAAAGGGGTAGAGCTGGTCAAATACTTGGAGCAATGTTCTCAGGTAGAGGTACATCATTAGGAGTTCGTATGACAAAACAGATAAAAAAGGTTGGTTGTGCGAATTTTAAGACGCTTATGGAGGGTGATAAGATACAAGTCAATGACTTCTCTATAATAGAAGAAATATCAACTTTTTCTCGTAGAGGTAATAGTTGGATGGCTGAAGAAGGTACAAATGATGACTTAGTTATGTGTTTAGTTATATTTGGGTGGTTATCTAATCAACCTTACTTTAAAGAGTTATCTGATTCTAATATTAGAAATCAGATGTATATGGAACAACAAAATTTGATAGAACAAGATATGGCACCATTTGGGTTTGTAGATGACGGTATCAATAGTGACCCAATGAATGAAGAAACGATAGATGAATATGGTACTCGTTGGTATCCTGTAGTCAGAAAAGGACAATAATCTCTACTTTTTGGTTATTATAAATACCTATACTGATAAAGTTTGAATATGGTCGTAAGAAAACTTACGGATTTTGACAAATTAAAAATGATAATTAGCTAATTAAAGAGGAGAATAACCTATGGCATTTCAAGTATCACCGGGCGTTCTCGTACAAGAAAAAGATTTAAGTAGAATTATACCTGCGGTATCTACATCTATCGGCGCTTTTGCTGGTGAATTTAGACAAGGTCCAGTAGATGAGATCGTAGCAATTTCTAGTGAACAAGAATTAGTAGATACATTTGGGAAACCAGACTCAACAAATTTTGAGTATTTTTTCTCAGCTTCTAACTTCTTACAATACTCTAACGCATTAAGAGTAGTACGAGCCCAAAATACAGGTTTGACTAATGCAAATACTTCAGGTTCAAGTATTTTAGTCAAAAATATAGACGATTACGAACAAAACTATGCTACTGGTCAAGCAAACGCAATAACTTTCACAGCAAAAACTGCTGGAGCGTGGGGTAATAACCTACTTGTTGCAACTTGTCCATCAGCAACTGCTTTTGAAGCAACAACAACAACTGCACAGCAAGTTAATCAAGCTGATGTCGCTGTTGGCGATACATCAATCACTATGGATTCAGATGCAACTACATATTTAAATGTAGGTGACATTGTTGAGTTCAGTACAACTGCCGCTGGAACAGATTTTACAACTGGCGAAAAGTATAGATTGACTGCAGTCGCAGCAACTTCAATAAGTCTAGTACAACACCCTAGAGGATCAGGTGGTGTTCAAACGGCAATAGCAGATAATACAAGAGTAAAAAGAAGATGGAGATTTTACGAATCAGTAGATGGCGCTCCAGGAACATCAGCATGGACAGCAGACAGAAGCGGTTCAGGCGATGAAATCCATGTAGTAGTCATTGATGAAGACGGTGGTATCTCAGGTACACCAGGAGCAGTTATTGAAACTTTTTCTAAAGTATCTAAAGCCGCTGACGCAAAAACTCCACAAGGAGACACAAACTACTATCCAACTGTAATTAAAAACAAATCTAATTACATTTACTGGACTGACCACAACTCATCAGGAACAAATTGGGGATCAAACGCTACTGGAGTGACTTTCACTGCAGTAAATACTCCAACTTCTGAAAGTATGACAGCTGGAGCTAATGGCTCTGCTGTGACTGCTGGTCAACTAAAAACAGCTTATGAAAAGTTTGCAGACGCTGAAACAGTTGATGTAGGATTAATCATTACAGGTCCAAGTGGAACAGCAACGCATGTTGACAATCTAATCACTATTGCAGAGAATAGAAAAGACGCAATCGTTTTTGCTTCACCACAAAGAGCAGATGTAGTTAATATCACAAACGCAAATACACAAACAACTAATGTGACAGGATTTTTTGATTCTGTTAGATCAAGTTCATATGTTGTATTTGATAGTGGATACAAATATTGTTATGACAGATACAATGATGTTTACAGATTTGTTCCATTAAACGGTGATGTTGCTGGTCTCGCAGCAAGAACTGATTTGGTTGCAGACGCTTGGTACTCACCTGCTGGTTTCAACAGAGGTATCATAAGAGGCGCAGTCAAACTAGCTTACAATCCAACTAAAGCCCAAAGAGATCAACTATATCCTAAGAGAGTCAACCCAGTTGCTACTTTCCCTGGACAAGGTACAGTCTTATTTGGTGATAAAACTGGATTAAGCTCTCCAAGTGCTTTTGATAGAATCAATGTAAGAAGATTATTCATTACATTGGAAAAGGCTATCTCAACAGCTTCTAAGTTTCAACTTTTTGAGTTCAATGATGAATTTACAAGAGCAAACTTTAGAAATATCGTTGAGCCTTTCCTAAGAGAAGTACAGGGCAGAAGAGGTATCACAGACTTTTTAGTAGTGTGTGATGAAACTAACAACACAGGTGAAGTAATTGATAGAAATGAATTTATCGCTGAGATTTTTGTTAAACCGACAAGATCAATCAACTTTATTACATTACAATTCATCGCAACAAGAACTGGCGTGGCTTTTGAAGAAGTCGCTGGCGGTTAATTAGTAGAGGAGAAATAAAAAATGGCAAACATTAATGACTTCAAAGCTAAACTTGCAGGCGGTGGCGCTCGTGCCAATCAGTTTAAGGTGACAATGCCTTTTCCTGGTTATGCCCAAGTTGGTGGAGAAATAGAAGACCTAGCGTTTTTATGTAGAGCAACAGCAATTCCTGCTATGACAGTTGACAATATAGATGTTAACTTTAGAGGAAGAGCAGTTAAAATCGCTGGCGATAGAACAATAGCAAATTGGTCTATCACAGTATTAAATGATACAGATTTCAAATTAAGAAACGCATTTGAAAGATGGCAAAACGGAATCAACAACATGACTGACAATGAAGGATTAACAAATCCTGTTGACTATCAAGTTGATGCATTCGTTGATCATTTAGATAGAAACGGTAATACAATTAAGTCTTATACTTTAAGAGGTGCGTACCCAGTATCTTTAGCCGAAATTGGCTTAGATTTTGACCAAAAAACTGAAATAGAAACATTTTCTGTTGAGTTTGCGTACCAGTATTTTGAAACAAATACTACAACTTAATAATTAGATATACTAGAGGGGCTTCGGCCCCTCTTTTAAATCCCTTATAAGTAGTAGTACAAGGAGATATTATGGCAGAATTATTCGGCTTTTCAATAACAAAACTAAAGAAACAAGCTGATCCAAAACAAGCGTTTACAACAGCTCAAGCAGATGACGGAACACAAACGGTCAATGCTGGAGGACACTTTGGATCATACCTTGACATGGAAGGAACTGCCAAAACTGAGCAGGACCTTGTTCGTAGATATAGAGAAATAGCTTTACACCCTGAATGTGACATGGCGATAGAAGATATTGTCAATGAAGCTATTGTTGCTAATGAATTGAAAGATGCAGTAAGAGTGAATTTAACTGACTTACCTTATGGAAAAGAAGTTAGAGGTAAGATAGAAGACGAGTTTAGAGAAGTGTTGAAGTTAATGAATTTCAATACAAAAGGACATGACCTTTTTAGACGATGGTATGTAGATGGAAGAATCTTTTTTCAAAAGATAATTGATAGAGAAAATTCTAAAAAAGGTATAACAGAATTAAAATATATTGATCCTAGAAAGATTAAAAAAATTAGAGAAGTTAGGAAGAAAAGACCTGACACTCCAATGCCATCATCACTAAACAGTTTAGCTGTTGTTGATGAATATATTGAATACTTTTTATACAATGAAAGAGGTTTATCAGGTACAACTGGTCAATCTGGTATTAAGATAGCGCCAGATACAATTGCTTTTTGTGCGTCTGGTTTAATTGATCAAAACAAAAATATGGTATTGTCTTATTTACATAAGGCGATTAAACCTGTTAATCAATTAAGAATGATTGAAGATTCAGCAGTAATCTATCGTATAGCTAGAGCACCTGAAAGAAGAATATTTAAGATTGATGTAGGTAATTTACCAAAAATAAAAGCAGAACAATACCTTAGAGATGTAATGGCAAGATATAGAAACAAACTTGTCTATGACGCTAACACAGGAGAAATAAAAGATGACAGAAATTATATGTCAATGTTGGAAGACTTCTGGCTACCAAGTAGAGAGGGTGGAAGAGGTACTGATATTACTACTTTGCCTGGCGGTCAAAATTTAGGCGAAATATCTGATATAGAATATTTTAGAGCTAAGTTATATCGTTCTTTGAATGTACCAACTAGTAGATTGGAAGCAAGTCAAGGTTTTAATTTAGGTAGAGCTAGTGAAATTACTAGAGATGAATTAAAATTTACTAAGTTTGTTCAAAGATTAAGAAAGAAATTTACTGAACTTTTCAATGATATTTTAAGAACACAATTAGTTTTAAAAGGTGTTATTGCTGAAGGAGATTGGTATACAGTTAGAGATTGTTTACAGTATGACTTTTTACAAGATGGTCATTTTGCTGAGTTAAAACAAACTGAACTGATGAGAGAAAGACTAGCATTAGCAAATGAGATGAGAGACCATATAGGTAAATTCTTCTCAGTTGAATATGTTAGAAAGAATGTATTAAAACAAAATGAAAGAGAAATTGAAGATATGGATAAACAAATTAGAAAAGAAATTAAAGCTAAAGTTATCCAAGACCCAATGGCTCAAGTCATCACTGATGACGACATAGTATAGGAGAAAAAAAATGAGTGAAGAAGTAAAAAGTTTTATAGATCAAATAGCGAATGGCGATAACGCTGCGGCTGGAGATGCATTCAAAGATGCGTTAAGAGTTAAAGTAGGTGATTCGTTAGATGGTCAAAGAAAAGAAGTTGCTGGTAATTTGTTTAATGGAGAACTTGAAGTAGAACCACATAGCGACCCAAAACCAGTAATAGCTGATCCAGGAACTTTTAACCAAGATGGTAGTGTTTCTAATCCAAACGAAGATGGTGAAGCACAAATAGACTTAACTCCAAAGGAAACTGAGGATGCTGGTCAGTAAGATAGTGAAAGAGAATCTAATTATAGATTCAAAAAGTTTCAATGACTTATCACCGTTGATGAAAGAAGCAATTGGTGATATAATAAAGTTGATTGAAAAAGAAACTGGAAGTATTATTGAGAAGTTTGAAAATTCTGTAAATAAAGTATCAGAATTTCATAATATTAACAAACAAAAATTTTATGATTATTTTGATAAAGAATTAATAGAACAATTAGGAGAAAAATAAAATGGCACAAACATTTATAGTTAAAGGTGATGTTGTCACTAATGCCTCTGATAATGATTTTGGTAGAGCGCAGTATGTTAGAATTACAGCTACTAGTGCTGCTACTGGTGTACTTGAAGAATCAAATGGTAGTACAGGTATTGGACAATTCTATTTAGCAGCTGGCGAAACTGTTATCATAGAAAAACACCCAGCTGAAAAAATTACTTGCGCAACATCTAAAGCTCACGCTGTTGGATCACCAAGAAGTTAATTATGA